ATTGAGGCTGTATATACCTCATAACCTGGTCCCTGCTCGTAGATTAGGGTTTGACAACCCTTTGCTATAATATTAGTCAACATGGGTATAGATGTTGTCCATGATGGACACAACTTATGATTACATGTCATGAGTACTAGTTGATAGATTAATTATTTAAGCTAATTATTATAGTGAGTAGGGTAACTGGGTACCTCTAAGTTTAAGACCGCACTTGCGTGACGTTCTTTTACCACTTTTCATTTATGCAGACAACAATAATTGAAACAACTTTAACAAACAAAACAATAGCTGTATTAGAATCTTACGCGATTCACAGCTCTAAGAATTATACATCACCTTATATGTACTCAAAAATTACGTTCGACTCCAATACTATGGAGCGGATGTGTGCTAGCATTTACAAGAGGCCAGACCCTAGGAATGCTATGCACCGAAACAAGAATTCTAGCTATAAAAATACGTCTTTACAAGAGGTTCGACATGTCGTTATTATGACACCTTCAGAGGAAGGAAAAGAAAAACTAAAAACATTTAAAAATATAAAAACAAAAAAAAATATATATTCAATACAATATGAAGCCCAATCTGGGTGTTCATATCCCAATTATGATAAGATAATTAGGGCTGCCAAAATTTCTGAACTTATTACAAACAATATGAAGCCTGTTGGTTTAGGCAAGAATAAAGTACATTGTAGAAATGATAATGGATATAAGGGTAAGAGCAATCTAAAGAAACCTACTAGTTCCCCGCAAACATCGCATAGGGTTGCTAGTAGAGATTCATTTAAGGAAACCCGCTCTCTAAGGGACGCACTTAAGTATGAGGATTTTTGTCCTCAGATGGGTGGTGACACCTTAACACTAGATAACTTCATATCTCAGGGTTTATTGCCCACTATAGAGTTGACGACAGATGTTAGAACATCCAATCTTATGAGCTCAATCACTGATCAAATTTCTAAAATCAATGAAAGTGGAGTCACTGTAAATATTGACTTCATAACTACGATTAAGAAACATTTTGCTGCTCTACTGGAGAAAGCCAAAGATCAAGGTGTACCCCTGGTACTTGGTCTTTCAATAGCATTTTGTGCCACTAAGGCACATTATACAAAGTCATCTATTTGGGTTGCATTAACAACCATTTTGTCTATGATTACTGCACTATATGAACTTGCGACACCACTTAAGAAGTTGATAGCTTATCTTACTAAGATAGCTGTTGCACCCATTGGTGCTGTTGATTTGATGCCACCACCAGAAGGTCAAGGGTTTGAACCTCAATCCTTTAAAAATTGTATTTCGGGTACCATTTTGTCGTACGTGTATACTAGTATGTTTGTGGGCCTTAAGGGACCTAATCATGTGAATGATTACTTAAAGAAGATATCAGATGTACCTAAGTGGGGGAATGGGATCAGTTATATGGTTGATTTTATGACTAATTTGATACAGGGTTTTCTAGACTATCTAACCAAATGGTTTGGTTGTAAGAATTTTGTGATTGCTCAATATCCATATCCGGAATCAGTAGAGTATTCCAAAGAAGTTGATGCTTTACTTAATGAGTTTGCTGGTGGATTACCTATAAATTATGAAAATGGCCAGAAATTTTATGCATTAGAGGCTAAATATGGTACCCTATTGACTAAGATACCGACTAATACTAGTGATGGAAGAGATGCAAGGCATTTACTACTAATGGCCAAGGCGGCCTTAAAACCCTTAGGTGCTCGTTTCGCCCGTGCTAATATTGTCAATAATGGTCCAAGGATACCGCCTTTGGGAGTCATGATATCTGGTCCATCAGGCATGGGTAAAACAGCTATAATGACATTCATAATGAATGCTGTATCGGCTGCAGTATTACCTGATCACGATATCCCAGCTTTTGAGAAGAACCATAACGATACAACATTTGTGAGAAATCCAGCATCTGCATTTTGGGATGGTTATCATTCGCAATTTAACACCTATGTTGATGACGTTGGTCAGACTGTTGATGTCCCTGGTGCTGACACTAATGCATATATGGAACTTATCAGTATGTTGGGTCCTGGTAATTATCCTGTACCTATGGCACATTTGGAGGATAAAGGGAATGTTAACTTTAATTCACCAATGGTGTATAGCAGCACAAATAGGACCTTATTTCATTTAAATAGTTTGTATTATAATGAAGCTTTCTGTCGAAGATGGGAAGTTTGTTATCTTATGGTTGTTAAGGAAGAGTATTGTAAACCTGGTTTCGAGAAAAATAATCCACGTAGTAGGAGAGTGGACCATTGGCCTACTACCCCAAGGAATGATTTCCATTATTTGGAGTTCTTTCCGTGGAATTGTCAAACAGGGGCCGTAGGCACGACTTCTATATCATACGATGATCTTATTGCCCTAATTATCTCAAGATATAATGCTAAATATAGATCTGGTGTAGAAATGATTAAAATGCATCAAATGGATAAAGAGATTCAGTTGTTGCGAAGAAAGGATATTTGCGACGCGCTTGTCTATAGTGCAGAGGTGTATGACCAGGCACATAGTGTCCTTGTGAAACATTCAGAGCCTATATGTGAGAAAGATAATGTTATTAAGTGTCACGCCCAAATGGCTGATGGTATACCTGGCCATTATTCACCTAACAATTATTCTAGGACATTGCGTGACCCACCTCCGCTGTCCATAGATACAAGTAGTACGTTTATAGTAGCTCAAGGTCAAGAAAATATTGGTGCCAATGACTTGAAGTTACATCTTTTAGAACCAGGCTTTGATGAAGATTTTATAGCTACAATGCCCACGGTTATTAGTGGACCTGATCGCACTTCATGGCTTGTCAATGTGTTGACGGCCGGTGATTTGTGTGATTTGATACGTGAGGAGGTTAAGGTGCCATATAAGTATATATGCACGCACTTCCGTACACTTATGGAGAAGGATTTTACGTTCTATGAATTATCATATAAGATTCAAATCGAATATCAAAATTCTAAAAGTTACTGTAAGAGATTTGTCAAATGGTCTAAGGATACTGTTTTAAAATGGGACACCTATAAAGCTCTAGCAACGAAGTGGATGGCTGTAATAGCCAGTGCTGCCTCTCTTGTTTCAGCCTGGGCATTAGCATCTAGAGCAATGGAATATTTCTTCCCTGCTCCCATGGTTGCTCAGAGCCCCACAGGTATGAAACATTCGCGAGTATATGTTAAGCCTTCTGTCCATGAGAAGAATGGGGTGAAATTTAGGAAAGTAGATCTTAAAAATAAGAATTCAGGACGTGGGCATATGCAGCTTCGTGGTGTTACGCACGAGGAGCAAGCTGCAACTGATAATGCCTCTGTGGACCAATTGAGGTCCATAGTGAGAAGGACTCAATATTGTATCCAAATACCTGGTTCGGCGCAGCCTATGGGTAAGTTAAATTTTGTGGTTCCATATGTTGCTTTAATGCCTGCACATTTTGGTGAAAGGATTAGCTATGGTTATCAAATTGGTGAATTTGATGATGATTCCTGTATAGAAATTTGGAGTGTTATGACGCCTGAAGTTAAGATCAAAATACCTATACAGCAGGTTGAGATCATATTGAGTGAGAGTGGTAATGATAATGATTGGTGTCTTATGAGGATACCTCCAGTCATTGGAAAAACACCTAATATGCTCAAATTTTGGTCTGATGATACAACTAAATATGATACTGGGTCGTTTACCGTTATTATAAATTTGGTGAGAGAGACCGAGGCTTTTCTGTTACAGACTCAGTGCAATTCGTTAAACAAGAAAGTTGCATACTGTGATTACGAGATCGCAGGTGGATGGCAATATGATGTCGCTACCGTAGCTGGTGATTGTGGTGGTTTAATATCTGTAGTTAATACAGGTGTGCCCACGGCCAAGTTGATAGGCATACACACAGCGTTTGGTGGTGGTAAAGGTTTTGCACCTAAAATAACGCGTAAAGGAATCGAGGAAGCTTTAGCTTTCTTTGAGGATCATGTGGCTGTTCCATTAGTGGCGGATGATATAGATGATATATACAATCCTAATATACCAAGTGATATTATTGAGGGCTTTGCACCACAAGCTTATGGTCGTAGGGTCCCTACTGCTATTAAGTCTAATATTATAGCAAGTCCTTTACAAAATACCTACCACCCCACAGATATGGCGCCGGCTATATTGAAACCTCACAGGAATAAATTAGGTGTATTTGTCGATCCCATGGTTGCAGCTAGAAACAAATATAGTAATAGTTCTGTGTGTTTATCACCTTTTCTTTTACGTATAGTTACTCAAGATGTACTTAGGCGTTTTATGCATAAGAGTATCAATAGTGCACCATGGCTTACACCTAAAGTCTTTACTTTTGAAGAGGCTGTGGCTGGTGTGCCAGGTCTGCAGTTTTGTGACGGCATACCAAGGGGGACAAGTGCGGGTTATCCATATAAACTTGATATACCTAAGGGACATGCTGGGAAAACTCATTTTTTTGGTAGGACTGATGACTATGAATTTACGAGTGCTCACTGTCTGGCCCTTAAGGAGAGAGTGGCCGATGTGGTTGAGAAGGCTAGCCGTGGCCATAGATCCCTACATGTTTTTGTCGACTTTCTTAAGGATGAGAGGAAGCAGAAGATTAAAGTAGCTGAACTTAAGGCTCGAATGGTCTCCGCAAGTCCCATTGACCTTTTAATAGCCCATAGAATGTATTTTCTTGACTTTGTTAGGTGGTTTATGGAGAATAGGATCAAGAATGGCTCAGCAGTAGGTGTTAACCATTACAGCTCTGAGTGGAGCTTGATATTTAAGACCTTAACTAGTGTGGCGCCAGATGGTCAACCTTGCATAATAGCTGGTGACTATAAGGGTTTTGATGGGTCTATAACGACACAATTAGAAAATGAAGTTCTTTATATTGTAAATCAATGGTACCATGATGGGAATGATAAGATTAGAGAAGTATTATGGTTAGAAGCATGTCAGTCACGCCATATTACGGGTGATTTGATATATGAGTGGGACGGTTCCAATCCCTCTGGTTTCTTTGGTACGACCTTTCTTAATACAACTGTTAACCTCATAATTATTGAGTATGCCTTTGTTGATGCTTTAAGCAAAGGCGCCTTCCGTAAGATGGAGGTGTCGGATTTTAATAGGAGTTTGCGCGCTGTAGATTCTTTTGGTGTCACTCAGGAAGTTGTGACAGAAGATTCGGGTTTGCATGTCATTAAGAAAGAATTGATTACATCTGTTGACGACTCAATGTCAAATGTAGAATTTTATCATATTTTTTCAATGTATGCTCTAAATGTCAGAGCTATTTGTTTTGGCGATGACAATATTATAGGCGTTTCACCATTGTTAGGAGATCAGTTTAATCAACAGATTATGACTGATATACTTAAGACTATGGGATTTACGTACACTACAGAGGCCAAAGATGGCAAGGATGTGGAGCCCTTAAGGCCAATATTTGATGTCTCCTTTCTTAAACGTAGTTTTATTAAATCTGTTATAACTAAAACCATTATATGCCCTCTTGAGATGGCAGTCATATTGGAGATACCTCAGTGGACTATCGCTAAGGATAGTGATTGGTTATTTACTAAAATTAATGTGGATATAGCTCTGCGTGAGTTGTCCTTACATCCACCTGATGTTTATGATCTGTGGGCCCCAAAAATTATTAATGCTTCTAGAACTTATTTGCAATATGAGCCTGAGGTTATTGATTACACGAGATTACAGCTTACAACCCTTTCTAGGAAGGAGTTGTTGTAATCTCATTTTAAACCCCCTCTTAAGATTCATCGCCTTAAGAGTATCAATGTGTTATGATCTTTAGCTATCGTGAAACTGCGAGATTGAAGATAGTTTTATTGCGTATCACACTAGATGTACCCCTTTCTATTTAGAATTACTGTTCAAGGTGGGGTGGTTAATAACCAATATCTAGAGCAACTCGTTAGGACCTAGGACTGAGTCATCCTAGTGCTGGACTTATGTCCATATGCCGAATTTTGACTTACTACCTTAAATAATAATCAAACAGGCGAGCAACCAGGCCTACAACTGGAAGGGTTGACTACCGACGTCAATTCCACTGGAATTCAAGTTACTACTTTTGATAAGAAGGAGGACATGACTGCGATTACTGGTACAACCGGTATTACTCAGGACATATCTACTTTCTTTGCAAAACCTTATTTATCTCAATCAGGTTCTTATGCGTTAGCATCTGCTGTTGGTAGCACATTAACCTTAGTTGATATTCTCGGCACCCTTTTGGGTAATCCGATTTGGTCAACGAAACTTGCGGGAACTAACCATGTTAGAGGTACTGCCGTTGTTACACTTAAAATTAATGCGTCTCCGTTTAACGCTGGCGCATTGTTATTAGTATTCAAGCCCAATTATTTAGATAATGCGCAGGTGTACAACGCTAGAACCGGTTTAACACAACTCACACAGTTACCACATGTTAAGTTTGATCTGTCTTGTGATAAGGAAGTTTCCCTCAGGATTCCTTATGTTGCGCCTAGAAGTTATTGTAATATAGCTTCTGGTGCACACGATTGGGGAAGGATAGCTCTTGTAGTTTTAACTCAATTTACGGGAGGTGCTTCCGCCCCCGTTTCTGTTCCTTATAATCTGTGGTTACACTTTGAAGACTTCGAACGACAAAATGCGGTTGCACAATCCAGTGGTATTCGTAAGGGACAGCGTGGGTCTATAGTAGTTTCTAGGGGTAAGAACCCCACTGAATCCGAGTTACCCCCTGTCTCAAGTATTTTAAGTTCTATGAGCACAATAACTAGTTCACTTTCTGCAATACCTGTACTATCTCCGCTCTCTGGCCCCACTGCTTGGTTTCTTAAGGCATGCTCTGGGGCTGCTTCAGCATTTGGTTGGTCCAAACCGTTGGTGACTGACTTTGGTAATAGAATAACTAATGGACCACATTTTGGTGTGCCCAATTCTAATGGTAAAGATTTTAGTCAACCGTTATCCGTTTTTGCTGATAATTCTGTTGCTGTTATGTCTAATCTTGGAAGTGATGGTGAAGATCAGATGTCTATTAACTTTTTGAAGACTAGGTGGGCATATTATTCATCTTACACTCTTAGTTATACAGACGTTGCTACTACATCCATTGCTACCATTGATATGGCACCTAGGCAATTTTTCTCTTCTTATACCATTGGCTTGAATGGCGCTGTACCTGTTATAGCGTATAGATTTACACCTGTTTCTTTTCTCGCTAATTTGTTTTTACAATTTAGAGGTTCTCTTGAACTTAAGTTTCATTTTTATAAAACTCAGTTGCATACTGGTAGAGTTGCTATTTGTTTTACAACTGCTACGGATGCTATAGGAGTTCCTACATTTGCTCAGACAGCTAATTTGCACAGAACCATTGTTGATCTTACTGATGGTAATGAAGTGGTTATAAATGTGCCTTTTACTGATGTGCGGATGTATTTACCGACTTTCAATAGTATCGGTAAAATATATGTTTTCCCAATTAATCCTCTACAAGGGCCAGTTTCCATCGCTAACTTTATTGAATTCACAGTTGAAGTTAGAGGTGGTCCTGATCTAGAGTTTGCCATACCTATTTCCACACCCATTGTGCCTATAGTCGCACAGAGTGGTGGTGGTAGAGACGCTATCTTTGGTGTAGAGGATTGTATAATATGTGAGGATATAGGTGGTTCTAATATTCCTCGTCAAACACAAGATGCTAGTTTATTCTGTGTCGGGGAAAAAATCGATTCATTATTACAGCTTATGAAGCGATACACCCCTACGATACCTTCGCCTAATATACTTTCTAGTGTGTTTTCTTTGAATACAGTAGTTAAATTTAATCCCTTTTATTCAGGTACGGCTTTTATTACCAGTCCTGTATTGACGATACCGGGTTTTGGTATGGATTATGTCTCTCTGCTTAGTTCATTGTACTTATACTCTCGTGGAGGTGTGCGTTGGCGTGTTGCCGCTGGTTACACCGATGCACAGTGGTCTGCTTGGGTTGTTGACAATGGAGTACCTGGTAGTGATACTATTACTACCTCTTTTTCAGTCACTCCAGATGCACTACCATTTAGGGATAGGCATTCACTTACTGGTAAATTTTACCAAAAGGGCAATGAGGGAGGTATAGCAGTCCAGTTCCCCTCTTATAGTCCTGAATATACGAGATTCAATAGGTTTTATCCTACTGGATCTACCTTTACTAGTGATTCACCCCAGCTAAATCTCGCGATAGAGTTGATGGGTATAGCTGGTAATATTGTTCCACAAAATGTAGTTCTTCGTGCAGCTGCTGATGATTATCAATGTAATTATTTCATTGGTATCCCAGAGATGTACTTTGATCTTATAAACTAGGTACGAAATCCTCGTGAAGACGTTAAACTCACGCTATGGGAGTCTGAGACTCCCCCAACATATGTAAAGCACTGTTAGTGTTCCGTTTATTTTACTATTATAGGAGCCCTTCTATCTATTTACGTGTGTCTCACTCGCACCATAGGTGCGTTTAAAACCCTTACATCTTAATTATGTACGGTTTTCCCCTATTTTGGTAGGGGTTTTTAATCCGGCGCTTTTAAAGCGCGGCAGTTACAATTGGTAGCATTAGCGAAAGCGTCCGGATTCCCGGCGATTTCGTGTTCCTTTGCAACACCGTTCTCGTTTGAAACCAGCGGATGTCCTACATCAGCATTCCTTTTTGGATTGACTGCTCTGTGGGCCACCGGTTTTTCTGC